GGTGCTTGTTCTCGACATCGGCAAGGACCAGCGCCCGGTCGGTCGCCTCCTTCTCGGTGAGCCGCAGCTTCTCCTGCCACTCCGCCCGCTCCTCATAACGGTTGTGGCGCTCGTCCATGACGCGGCACAACAGCTGGCAGTCGGTCTCGGTGGTCATACGAAATACGTCAGGTCTCGTCGTCGCTCTCAGCTGCTCGGAGCGTCTCGATCTCAGCTTGCAGGGCCAGGATCATCCGGTGCTGCATCCCGATCAGGTCAAGCAGGGCATAGAGGTTCTCGGGGGTCACGTCACGACCGGGTCCGCGGGAGTAGCTGCCTGTGACCGCTCGTAGGAGATAACCGTCTGGCGGAGGTAGTTCACCACCTGCTGCTTGGCGAACTGGGTCTGGGTCTGGGGGTTGGGACTCCCATCGGGCAGAACAGTCTGGTAGCCGTTGACGGCGCACAGGGCCGTCACGATACGGGTGGCCGTGGCGGCGTCGGGAACGTTGAGACTGAGCAGTGCGGGCATCGTTCTCCTTATCTCACCAATACGCCGCTGCACCAATTGTCGCGTTGGTGGTGGTCAGCTTCACATACCACGCGGCGGGGACGTACAGGTCGATGGTGTCCACGTCCCCGGCCACACCGGGACTCTTGGTCACGATGGTCGAGTAGGTCACGTTGTCGGGGGACAGTTCCACCTTGCAGGTCGAGGCCAGCAGTGTGTAGGTGATGGGTACCGACACGAACCGGTCCGAGGTCGTGTCCACCTGGGCACCCGTGGTCGAGGTGAAGGTAACCGTGGGCAAGGCCCCCGAGGCGATACCCCGTGACGTACTGAGCTTGCCGCCCGTTGCCCCCGTGCCGAGTTGGAAGGAACCATCCGTTTTCAGCGTTCCGCTGGAGACACGGTAGAGGTTGCTCCCGGACTCGCCGCCCTGGAAGGCGACGCCCGATTGCCCGGCTGGCCCCTTCGACCCAACCGAAGCCGCTGTTGCTGCGCCCGAACGCGTCACGAGGTTGGCTGCCAGAATGCAAGAGTCGAGATTGCCATCAGCGCCCAGGATGACCAGCTTTTCGCCGCCGAGCGTCAATGCGCCGTCCGACTTCAACATATTCAGCGCAGAGCGATAGAAGTTCGTGTCGAGCGCGGCGTTGCCCGGTCCCCATTGCAGCTTGCCGCTCGCATCGCGGCTGAACCTTGGTGTGGTGTCACCTGCCACTTGGTCGGTTTCGACCACCGTGGTGCCGGTGGCGTAGGTGCCCCTCGTGGGCACGCCGGGCACACCACCGAAGGGAAGAAGGGGCACCGCTAGCTCCCTATCCAGCACACACCATTGGCCGAGGACCCGCTGAGGCCGATGTTGTTCAGGTTGGACGTGGCCACCGAGGTCGCCTGGCCCGCTTGGAGTTCGAAGCCGTTGGCCGCGTTGAACGTCGTCGTGGTGGTCCCGATCACCACGATGGCGGTGTTGGCGGCCAGGGCCTGCACGATGACCCCGACCGTGAGTGCTCCCGTCGACAGTACCGTGGTGACTGTCGACGAGGTTGCCAGTATCTGGTTGACCTGGATGACCGTGGTGAGCGCCACGGCACCACCACCGGACGTGACGCCGACCGTGCCGGTGATCTCCAACCGCCCATCGGTGGTGACGACCACCGGCTGGATGACCGGGGTACCCGCGGTCGTCTGGGCCAACAGGCCGAAGATGCGGTTGGCGTCGTGGAGGGCGTCAACCATCAGTCACCCGGCTTGTTGAACACGGCGACTTCCTCGGTCGCCCCGTTCGTAGAGCGGGTGCTCCTCATGGCCCGTGACTGGCTGTTGATGGCCTTGGCGATCTTGTCCCCGGACTCCCGCACGGCATCGGCCAGGTCGAAGATGGCGTCGGCCAGGTTGCCGTCCTCGGGACTGACGAAAGCCTGGATGATGGCATGGGGGATGAAGTCGGCACCCATGCCCTTGCGTTCCTCGGCCATCAATCGCCCACCTTGTTGTAGACCGCCACTTCCTCTGTGGCCCCCGCCTCTTCCTCTTTGGGGTGGTGCCACCACTTGCAGGAACCCTTGGGGTCTATCCCACCATCGACGATCTCGCACTCCCCGTTGTCGTAGTGCTCGCAGTTGTCGCAGGTGAACGGCTTGGGGCCGGGCTCGATGTAGGAGGCCGAGTCCTTGGAGGCCTTCCGGGGATCGACGTGCTCAAGGGGCAGGTCGAGTTCCGCGAGGACTTCGGGCAGCCTGTCCTGCTGGGCCGCCGTCAGATTGAGCCGTTGGACTAACTGCTGCTCAAGACGCTCGGCCACGGCGACTCGCAGCCGGGGTGTCCTCGGGCACTTCCTCCACGCCCTCATCCCGTTGTGGTGTGTTGGCGTACCGCTCCTCCAACGCCGCGAGCTGGCGGCGCATGGCCTCCATCTGCTCGTTCAGGATGCGGTTCTCCTCCACCGTCTGGTTGACGACGACGACGGAATCGCCGGCCGGGTCGTGGATCACCATCTTGATGTCCTCTCCCGCATGGGTGGACACCCGGATCTTGGGCAGGTCGTCCCAGGTGGGCATGGTCCGCCCCGAGCCGGGATCGACTGGGAAGCCGGTGATGCCGTAGCGGAGCTTGATGCGCTCCACCTCCTGACTCCGGGCCGGGATGAGCCGGCCGCCCCGCTCGTGGTCGATCAGGCGGGGATCACCGAACCACAGGATGGCCGCCTCCTGGCGGATCACGGTGGACATACTCGGGCCAAGCACCCATCGCTGGCCCCCGTAGGTGCCCTCGAAGTTCGATTCGCCCTCGTTGTGGATCTGGAGGGACTGATTTTCGAGGTCGTCGAGGTCGGTGGTCACATCTTCGCCACGAAAATCGGGTACAGGTTCGTGGTCCCGCTCAGGGTGGACGAGGCCGAGACCGACGAGTTGGCGATGCCCACCAGGGCACCGATGATGGGCAGGGACGAGGTGGCGATCAGGCCGGCGGTGGTGGCGGTGGAGGTGGCCATGGCCACGCCGAAGTTGGCCGACGATCCGATGCCGCCCGTGACCGAAGTGGTGCCGATCGACAGGTAGTTGGGCAGCGGGGTGCCCGTGCCCGGCGGGGAGATGATGTTGGCGTAGGCGAAGCCGTAGACCACGACCTCACCCGTGGCCTTGCGGGGGGCGACGTTGGTGACCGAGCCGGTGGTGGCGGTGGTGGGCTGCACCGACTGGATCAGCTCGGCCGCCACGCCGAACACGATGGGGCCGTCGATGGGTCCGGTGGTGGCGCTCACCGCGTAGGTGAGGGGGTAGAAGGACGACGACGCCATGCCGGTCCACTTCACGAACTCCCCCCGCTGGATGTCACGGGTGGAGTTGTTCTGGACCTCGACGGTCAGTGACCCGGCGGGAATGTCCGGGGGTGCGTAGCCGAAGGCACCGAGCGGGTTCGGGATCTGGGGGGCCGGCATTACGCACTCTCCTGGAGTCGGGTCTGGGGCAGCGCCCAAGTGTTGATCATGTAGCGGACGATCTCCAGGCCACCCTGGAGGTTGGCGATGGCCATGGCGCAGTTGTTCTGTGTGGTCATGGCGGCTTGCAGGTCGGCGTTGAGTGCCGCCGCCCGGTCGGTCCTCTCCTGTTCGGTGGCCTCGGCCACCCGCCCCTGGAGCTGGGCGATGATCTGGACGTTCTGGTTCTGGGCCGCCACCGATTGGCCCAGCCGGTCGGTCATCTCGGCCTGGCGGGCGGTGAGCGAGGTGTACATCGGGGTGTCCTCGGTCAGCCCGTACTGGCCCGGCGTCTTGAGCAGGTCGGACTCGGGGGCGACGTGTACCTCGATCCCCCGTCCCATGGCGAGTCCCAGGTAGAACTCACACGACGGCCGCTGCTCCCCGTACTCGGAGATGGCGTGCGCCATGTCCACGCCCCACAGGCCGATCACGTCGGCCCCCTCGTGGATGGCCAGGGCGATCATCCAACTCACCGTGTTGGTGAAGTAGTTGGGGAACTTGTCCAACAGCGCACGGGTGGGGAAGGCCACCACGTTGCCCATGCCGTCGCTGATCCACGACTCCGCGATGTGCTCGTGCATGTACACCGGAATGGTGGTGTTGGTGGTCAGAAACTTCCAGTGATCGGGCTCATCGGTCTGGTCGCGGGCGATGTCGGACTTGGAGTGGAGCTGGAACACCCGCGAGCAGTTGGCGGCGTAGTTGTCCCGCTGGGCCATGGTGTTGAGGACCCACTTCTCCCACGAGTCGTCGGTCCAGGGGGCGAGGTCGCGCGAGGTACCGGCCCATCCCACGATGGCGATCTTGCGCTTGGGGAACTCCTGGTGCTGCTGGTCCATCAGTCTCCGAACATCATCAGGCGACGGCCACTCATCCGGCCCTTGCCCCGCTTGCTCGACCTCTTGGCGCTGCGCTTGCTTCTGCGTGCCATTGTGCTTGCTCCAGTTGCTCAGGAGGCCAGGGCGGTGAACTTCCCTTGCCGTTGCGCATTCGTGAAAATCAACTGCCCGCCCCAGAGCAGGAGCGAGGTCATGGCGTCCTGGTTGACCGGCTGCTGGAAGTCCTGGAGGTAGAAGTCGGCACGGGGGTGGACGCCGAGGAAGATGTAGTCCTCGTTCAGGAAGTAGACGTGACTCGCCTGGCAGTGGGAGTCCACCAGCCAGGGGGTGCCGTTGAACAAGAGGTTGGAGAAGCCGGCCGACGCGAGCTGCACGTCCTGGCCGGCGGGCTCGGAGGGGAACCGCTGGAGGCTCGTCGAGCCGGCGTTGAGCGCCCAGTAGAAGTTGTAGTTGGCCTGCTGGGAGAAGATCGCCGTTGGGTTGCGGCCACCCTCGGAGCATTTGCCGAACAGGTTCTGGAGCGCCGCCATGGTCGTCGCGGTGGTGGCGGTGTCGATCTGGGAGGACCACCAGGTGTTGGCGGTACGGCTGATCCCGCCGTAGGTGCTACTGGCCCCCTCGGTGCCGTCGTCCACCGCCCACTGGATGCCGTCGATGGACTTGATGTTGGTGCCCGACGACCAGATGCCCTGGCCCAGCACCTCGGCCATCTGCATCTCGGCCTGGGCGAACAGCACCTTCACCACGTCGGCCACCGCTTCGGGGGTCTCGACCTTCATCAGGGTGAGGCCGTCGATAGTCACCGGCACGTCAGCCTGCCGCCAGTCCCAGGCACCGTTCTTCACGGTGTCATTCGGTGCCACGTCCAGCACGTCGAAGCCCGAGTAGAAGCCCCCGTTGGTGAACTGGGAGTACATCAGGGGGACCTCGAACTGGTAGCCGCCGCGGACGATCCGCTTGTTGGCCGCGTTGAGGCGGAACAGGAGGGTGTTCGATCTGTACACGTTGTCCGTAACTTGCGGGAGTATCCACCTACGGGCGAGTGAGGTGACGATGCCGGTCCCGATGGCCGTTGCCATGAGCTACTACCTTTCGTTGCCGGCCATCAGCCGGTCCTTGACGGGAAACCCATGTGCTCGGCCAGCTCGTCGGCCATGGCACGGGTGATGTCCTCTGCTTTGACGGACTTCGGCTTGGCTCGGGTCGAGCCGTTGGTGCCGCCCACCGCGGCGAGCTTGCGGTTCTTCTTGGCTTCCGCCTGCTTCTGGTCCTGCTGGCGTTGCAGTTCCTTCTCGCGGAAGTCGGGCATGGCCCAGTAGGCGGTCTCGAACGCTTCCATCAGGGCCGAGTGGGCATCGGTGCCCTGGATGCCGCCGACCAGGTTGCGGGCCTCGGTGAAGGTCTTGACCTTCTCCATCTCCTCGCCGGTCAGGCCATGGCGGCTCACGAAGTCGTTGGTGGCCTTGGCGATGATGGCGGACATGTTGCCGATGGCGTTCTGTTGGACCCGCTGCTGGAGCTGTTCAAGTTGCGTGTTCTGCGCGGTGATCTGCTCCCGCAGGGCAGCGATGTCGGGGTCGGTGTACTCGTCCTCGGGGGTCGGGGGAGCGGCGGTCCCCCCCTCCCCCTGAGGCTTGAGGAAGGCCGCGACCTGTTGCGGAGACAGGCCCGCTTCCGTCAGTGAGCCCAGGAACTGGACCCACGCACTGCCCTCGTCAGTCTGCGCCCATGCGTAGAACTGGCCGAGGGCACCTGCCCGCTCGGCAGGGATCTCGATCTCGCCCAGGCGGATGGCCTCAGCGGGGGGAGGAGGTTGCTCCCCTTCCCCTGAGGCGGACGTGTCCTCCCCAGAAGGAGCTTCCTCCTCCTCGCCGCCTTCCTCCCCCTCGCCGTCCACATCTTCTTCGGGAGAAGGAGCTTCCTCACCGGGGTCCGGGGTGAAGGCCGCTTCGAGCTGGGCCGCGAACTCGTCCGGTTCTTGCACCATGTCCGGGTGCGGTTCGGATGCGAAGGCTGCCGGGTCGACTTCCATTTAGCCTTCACCCTCAGCATCGACCGTCTGCACGATCACCTTCGTCACGATCTCGACGGCCAGGTCCCGCAAGGCGTCAGCGATCTGGGTGCGGGGCAGCATCTCAACCCCAGCGAGGGTGTGGATCATCTGCCCGTCGAGTTCGAGGCAAGGACGGATCTCCTCGCCCTCGCCGTAGACATGCCAGCGCCGGTCGTGCAGGTACTCCTGCCAGCGGCCGATGTAGTCGCCATCGGGGAGCTGCGACCGCTCGTGGTAGCGGACGACGTAGACCTCGTACACGTCCCGATTGAAAGGAGCCTGCACCCACCAGTGCGACTGGACGCTGCCCTCAAGAACCTTCTCTGTCTGCTTCATCAGGCCGCCTGTCCGTTCGCTCCGAGCATCCGGCGGAGTTCGTCGGGGTTGGGCATCTGTGCGCCCTGCTGTACCCCAGGCGTGCCCTGCTGGGTCATGTCCACCGAGGGCTGGCCGGGGCCGCCGGCTCCTGCCGCCTGGGGGCCGAGGGCCTTGCCGCCGACGTTGGGATGGTGCAGGTAGCCCTGGATGGCCTTGAGGATCTCGTTCACGAACGGGACATGCTGCTGCGCGTCAGGAAGAACCGATAGCTGCGCCAACTGACCGGCCACCTGGGCCAGTCCTTCGAGGAAGCCACCCTGGTTCTTCGGACTGACGGCCGACGCCAAGGATCAGCCCTTGCCAACATTCAGGTCGCGCGGCTTGTCCTGGCCGTAGGTGCCCTTGAAGTTCGGGTCGGAGCCGAACTCCTTGACGGCGGTGTGGCCCTGCTTGTCGATGTTCGCTGATCCGTTGCTGCTCGGAGGCTTGGCCATCCGTTGTCCTTCCGTTGTGGAGATGTTGTGGAAGCTCGGTGGGCGGGGGAAGGGAGCAACCCCCACCCCACCGAGCGGGGACTTCACGCCACTTCAATCAGTGGCGCCGGTGCTTGCGACCACCCTTGCGTCGTGCCATGTTCCCACCCCCTTCCTTCGGGAGGCGTCGGCCCGAAGTGGGCGTCGGCTCGGTGTCCTTCGGATGAGTCACGCCCTTAGCGCCGCTTGCCCTTGCGCCCGCCCATGACGTGGTGGCCGCCCATTGACTTGCGACCGGCGTGCATCGCCCGGACGTTGACCCTGCGGGGTCCGCGGTGCTTGGCCAACTCAGTCCTCCTCGGTGGGGTCGCCGAAGGCAGGCGTGTGGGGGTTGGAAAGGTCGACCCCCTGGTCCTCGCTCGCCTTGCGGGTGATCTTGTACGGCTCGATGTGACCGTCGAGCGTCCGCAGCATCACGGGATCGGAGCCGTACTCGTACTCACGGCCGGTGAATCGGGGGAGTCTGCCCATGTGTGTCTCCCATCATGTAGAGAAATATCTTGCGAAAACAACGACCTCAGGCGATTTCTTGGTCCGCCACCACGTAGAGCCACACGTCGGGCGGGAACACCCCCACCGTGTGGGCCTTCGGGATGGCGGTGGAGGCATCGACCACGCTCAGACAGCCGTGGCGGTCGATCTCCCATCGGGTGGCTTCGGGGAACGTGATGTGGGCGGCGGTGTTGTCGGGGTGGGTTGCGGTGACTCGGATGCTCATTTACGCCTCGCTCTCTGCCTCGCTCCTGGGGGGCCGGCCATCAGGCCTAATTGCTCCCGCTGGGTCATTCTGGCTTCGACCTCCTGCCAGTTGGGCCAGTTGTGGGCCTCAAGCCACGCCTTGCGGTCGATGGCTCCGAGTGCCATGGCGGTGTCGGCCTCGGCCGCTCTCGCCATCCGGGACGTGGGCTGCTTGCCACCGACCTCCACCCACAGCTCGTACTTGAGCGGGGTCTCGCCCTCGGGTCCAGGCATGTAGAAGTGCTTGCCTCGCAGCGCCAGTGAGGTCTGCTCGCCGCTCGGGCCGTTCACGGCGACGATGCGGGGGGCGGTGTAGTTCTCTACAACCAGCGCGGCGAGCAGTTGACCGACTCCACGCAGCGCCCGTTCCAGGTTTCGAAGGGCAGCTCGCACCCGGACGAACGCGGCCTCCTGAACCTGGTCGAGCACTCCCTGAGCAGCTCGGTGAGTTGGCGTAGCTCCTCTGGTGACGGCCGAGAGTCCACTGATCCGCTCCATCTCCTTGATCCAGAACTCCACCATCTGGAACACCATGTCGGGCATCTTGGGCGGGTCGATCCAGCCCACCTCCGAACCGGCGTTCTTGGTCAGGCGCTGTCCCGGACGGTTCACGATCTTGGTGCGGCCGATGTTGGCCCGTGAGTCCTCCACCCAGTTGGGGTTGCCGATCAGCTCGGCGTTGGCCTGGAGGCTCGTGAGGAGGCGGTTCACGCTGTCCTGGGGCTGGGCCAGGTGCTCGACCAGGCTCATCCCCCAGAACTCCCCCAGCTCCTGGAGGACGTAGCGGGTGTAGGGGGGCTGGCCGTGGTCCCACAGGTCGGTGACCGGCACGTCGATGAGCACGGTCTCCCCGGTGAACACCACCAGACGCCACACCGCCTGGGTGTAGGTCTCGCCCTCCTGGTCCTCCTCGGTCTCGTTCTCCTTGATCCAGCACTCGAACAGGGTCACCCCGCCCTCGTGGCTGGCGTGCTCCCGTGCCTGGCCGGGCCTGCCGTAGCTCGGATTGGACCCACCGCTCACCATGGAGCCGGGGTTGGCCATCGGCTCGCGGGTGTTGCCGTACAGCTCCTCACGGGTGTCGAGCCGCTCGTCGTTGCCGTCCACGTCCCAGGTGCCGGGGAAGCGCCGCTCCAGCTCGTCGCGGCTCACCCGGCGGGCCTCGATGATGAACTCGGCGTCGTCGAAGTCGGTGGCGTTGGGGTCGATGTACATGGCCCAGGGGTCGACCCGGCACATCACGGCGTTGCCCATCCCGTCGTCCTCGGCCGGGTCCCAGACGCTCTTGAAGAACCCGGTGCCGAACACCATGGCGTCCCACAGCACCTGCTCCAGGGGCTTGTCGAAGTCCTTGGCCATCCACAGGCTCTGGAGAACGGTTTTCAGGTCATTGCATATCTTCTGGAGAAGCTGTGCATAAGGCGAGCCGGGGTCGGCCGAGGGGTTCAGGTCGAGTATCTGGCGCTGGTCGGTCATCCAGCCCACCAGGGCGTGGATGATCGGGTAGACCTCCGATGCCTGGGGAGAGGGCAGCCACGACTGGCGCAGGTCGCCGTAGTAGCGGTTGTGGAGCAGGCGGTAGTTGCGGTTCCAGCCGGCCAGGCGGTGACGCTTGACCTGCCTCGCTCTGCCGAACAAGGCCCGCATCTTCTGGGTGAGGTCGTAGTCCTCGGTGATCTGGACGATGTCGGTGGTCGCGATGAGCGTCACTTACAGCGCCTTCCCGTACCGCTTGGCGATCTGCTCGGCCCCGTCGTCGGTCACGCCGCACGCTTCCTTGTCCTGGATGTCCACCGGTTCGTAGTGGTGGGCGAAGCCCATGCGCTCGCTCATTTGGTCGCCCTTGCGGTGGAGTTCGGAGCGGAACTGGGCCGAGTTGTGGATCACCGTCCCGACCGAGTTGTTGAAATGCGGCTCGAAGCCACGGCGGTGGACCCCGGCGAAGTCCCACACCCGCGACATCATGAGGCCATCTGCGGGGCATCTGGGGGGCTCTCGGGTCGTCGTGGTGAGTCGAGCGCCGCACACGCACTTCCATTCGAGCCGGATCACTCGTCCCACCCCGGCACGGGCTCCAACTCGGGTTCGGGTTCGATCATCGGAGTAGGGGACTGGGCCATCTCGATCTGGGTGAACCACGTCTTGACGATCCGCATCCCGTGGCTCCTCACAATCTCGTCCAGGGCGTCGTAGGGGTCATCCGGCCATGTCGGCATAGGGGTCCTCCCACTCGCTAGACATGATGGGGGCGGTGAGCTTGGGGTTCTTGGCCGGGCCGGTCTCGGCCTGGCCGGGCACGAAGGGCAGGGGACCCTCGTAGTTGGAGCAGATGTAGGCCTGGCTCAGGGCGCTCACGGCGTCGTCGTAGCCCGCCGGGTCGGCGTTGGTGAAGCCGATCCCCGAGTTCTTGGCCACGTAGTCCCGCATCTGCTCGAAGGTCACCTCGTCGTGGATCCCCGCCCCCAGGGGACCATTGCCACCCGCGAGGACGAGGTGCTTGAGGTAGCCGACCTGTTGCTCCTTGCGGTTCCAGTTGGAGAACCACCCGTGCGCCGGGCTGAGCGCACCGGGCACCCGGTCGGCCTGGCGGTGCCGCCAGACGTTGGGGTAGCCCGACGCGATGACGGTGGCGATGGTGCCGTAGCCGGGACCGTTGACCTCCGTGGAGACCATGGCGTTGCCGAAATACTTGCCGACCTTGACCAGCTCGTAGCCGAACTGGATGGGGTCCACGTAGCCGTGCCACACCGCGACCTGCTCGTAGGTGCGGCGGTTGATGACCTGGATGCAGGCCCGGTCGTTCTGGGTTGAGTAGGTGGGGTCGCCGGCCACGAAGTAGTCGTTGTCGGGGTGGGGCTTGCGGTAGACCGTCAGCATCCCCTTGCCGTCGCCGTGGCTGTTGGCGAAGAACTCCCCGGTCTCGGCCACGATGAACCCGACCATGCCCCGCTCGGGCTTGTAGCACTCCTTGAGCTTGGGCAGGGGGAACACGTTGGTTCCCGTGGCCAGGAAGGCGTCACCGGGGGTGGACGGGTACTCCTGGTTGAACTTGTCGACATCACCGTTCTTCTGCTCGATCTTCCACCGACGCCAGGCCAGGCGGTTCTCATCGAGCCCCAGGTTGTCCCGTAGCCACCGCTCGTCGGTGTCGGGGTAGTCGCAGGTGGGGTCGAGCATGGCGTGCTGCGCGGTGTACTCGTAGTGCTTCCACCAGGGGAAGAACAACGGTGCGTAGTCGTTGCCGCCCACCTCGGCCCGCTTCCAGGTCGAGTGGAAGTAGTCCCCCATGCCGTTCGCGGTGGACTCGATCACCACCAGGGTCCGGGGCCGGTTGGGGATGGCCTCGCCTAGGCCGTTCCACAGTTCCTCGGGCTCGTCCCAGAACGCCACCTCGGATGCATGGACCCCGGTGAGGGTCATGCCGCGGGCACTGGCCACGTTCCTCGCGGTCGCCACCTCCATGGAGGACAGGTGGTCCCAGAGGAACCGGCGCTGGGTGTCGCTCTGGAGCTTGTAGGCCCGCCGGCCGGGCCAGGTGCGCCAGTAGAGGCGGGTCTTTTCGAACAGCGCACGGGTGGAATCGGTGTTGTGGGCGATCACCAGCTGGGCCGAGCCGGGGTGGAAGAAGTTCCAGAGGAACAACAGGCCCTCGGTCAGCGTCGAGATGCCGAGCTGGCGACCCTTCAAGACGATGATCCGCACCGGCTGGTTGGCGTTGTACTGCCGCTCGATCTCGGCCACCATCTCCCGCTGCGCCCAGCCGAAGTCCACCAGGCACCCGTGCTCGTCGATGTGGGTGGCGTGGATGTCGAAGGGCGAGAGGCGGTTGTCCTTGTCCTTGATGGTGAGGGTGTTCAGCCACTTGTCGAGCTTGAGGGGCTTCACCATCAGGCTTCCCACAGATCGACGAGGTGCTTCTGGTAGCGGTGGAGCCACCCGACTAAGGACCAGCGCAGCCACGTCATGTGCCACCAGTAGCGGCGGTACACCGGACCCCAGGCACCAGCGGCGGTGTTCACCCGGACCCCTCGGAGCCAGTTCTTCCAGCAGTTGGGGCACAGGAAGAACCAGCCGTAGTTCTTCGCCCGTGGGTCCTTGGACCAGGAGTCGTAGAGGCCCCTATTCACCAGGTGGTCCCCTTAAAGGCGGGATCGTCGGTCTGCGGCTCAAGCTCTTGCTCCCATGGAGGCAGCCAGTCAGGAGCGCCTTTGCCCTCACCCAACAGGTCCACCTGGATGGCGGTCTCCTGCTGGTCCTGATCCTCGGGGGGTTGCGGATTGATCACCGAGTTCACCGCCGAAGCGATGGCCGTGGCCGAATCGCTCACGGTCTTGGTGATCAACCGGGCCAGCACGTAGAGCGAGGCGAGGAGCACCACGGCCGTCAGCGCCACCGCACCGAGGACGATCACTCGACCCCGAGCTGGGTCACGATCTTGCGGAACTCGGCCTCGGCCTTGTCCTCGGTCGGTTCCTTCTTCTCAAGCTCCAGAGCGATCTTGGCTGCCTGCAACCGGATGTAAGGCGGGGCCGTGGGACGGACACAGGCGTGGATGGCGGCGATGGCCTTCTCCTTGAGGGTTAGTGCCTCAAAGGCGGCGTCAAGAGCGTCAGCCTCGTCCTCCGGGCTTGGGCCGTGGCACCACCTCTCGTAGTCCAGCCGGGCGTTCCCGGTTGACCACTTCTGGTATAGCCACGGGTACCTGTCGTCGTCCAACTCGACCGGGTCCTCCGGACTCGACCCGATCGGCGTCCCGTCCTCGTGGTAGATCGGCATCAGCCTCAACCGTAGACCCCAACTTCGCTGGTGTGAAGCGGTCCTCCACCAGAGAGCGCACGAACAGAGCCGGCGAGCGGAACCCCTCCTTCGTCGCACGGGCAGCCACCCGCTCATAGGCCGACTCGTTGACCCAGAAGGTCAGGGATCTCTGGGGCTCCCCCGTTCTCTTGGGCTTCATTCCTACAGATTACCCTCAGGTCCTACAAATTGTCAGTCACTTGCCCGGATTTCTCGCTATCGGGGCTTGTCCAATCTGTGCGGTGGGCTGGCGACGGCGTGGCCCAGTCGGGATAGGGGCCGGGGTGGGGAGGGGAGGGGTACACACCCTGTCACCCCCTTCGATCAGTCTGTAGACGTCGTCGGTCGTGCGGTGGCTGTGTGCTCCCGCCGCTTGCATCAGTCGGATGCTGAGTCGTCAGCGCACGGTGGTGTAGCCCAGCAGGATCAGCACCACGAGCACGATGAGCACCACGACCAGCGGACTCATGCGAAGAACAGCAGGCCGAGAGCCGTGAAGAACAGGCCGACGCACACGATGCGCCACCACTGGGGCTCGAACACGGCCGCGATGGCGAAGAAGATGGCCGAGACGAGGAACAGGGCCTGGGCGGTGTCTGCGTTCTGCTTGACGATGGAAGCGAGCATGGGTGACAGGCTACCCAGTGGGGGCAGGGTTACCCCATTGCGGTTGTGGACAATGGCTTAGAACGAAGCTGGGGACGCGAAGAAACCCCGGCCCGTACCGGCACCGGGGTTTTCTCGCTGAGTCTCTAGGGTCGAGACCAGTCATCCATAACGACACCTTCCGCACTCATTGACTGGGCCGCCATGGAAACTGAGGCCCTTGACTGGCCACGCACCTAATCCGCCGCACTTGTCACAAGTAGTGTTCGCTGCTTGGATGGCGTGTTCCGTGGGGACGATCATGATGCACGCTCAAGGCCGGGCCGTTCGACTTCTAGGCTCGTGTAACGGACCCACGAGCCGCCCCGGCCGTTGACCGGTTCGACGTAGCAGTCCTCTCGCCCGTAAGCCTGCTTTACGTTCTTGATCTTGACCGGTACGAAAGCCTGCGTTCCGCCGACCTTCCACAAGGCGTGCTGGTTCATGAGTGCCTGCATTTCGGCGTAGGTCATGACTTCCCGCCCCAAAGCCGCACGACCTCATCGGCCGTAGGCATGCGTCGGCCAGCAGGAGACTGCTCATAGCAGGAGAGGCAGAGAATCCCTTTCACCCGTCCGGCGTAGTTGTTATCCGGAAACACTTCCAGCGGGTCGACTTCCCGCCCGCATGCGTTGCAGGCGCTCATGACTTCCTCACCTTCGCTAGCAGGAAGTCGGATTCGTTGAGCGCCTTTACGAGGGCCACGGCCTGCGTCATGGTTAGTCCTCGCGTGTAGTACCTCACTCGCTCATCCAGTTCCGCCATGCGGCGGTCATAGTCCGCTCGTTCCTGCGCCGTCATGTTGGCCACGTCGTGGGCGTGTTGGTCCGCGTACTCAGTCATGACAGGCCCAGTTCCCGCTCAAGCTCAGCAAAGGAATGCACCACGGTTCCGGCACTGTCGACCCCGACCCCGTAGGTAATCCCGATAGCCCTAACGTCATGGATCTTGAGCCGTCCGCGTTCGTCCCGCTCCGTAAGATTCGGGAAGGTGACTTCGCTCAGCTCAACGACTCGGCCCTTGATCTTCCAGGTCCCTAGCTTCTCGTTCGCTAGGAAGTTCTTTCCCGGAAAGTGTCGGTCGGTGGATCGCAGGTCGGTGGCGTGGGCCAGACGCCACTGCTGCCACTGACCCCGCCATTCGTCCCAGTCCAGCGGTAGCTGCTCGGTAACTTCACTCATCGGTTCTCCAATCGGTTGAGGTTGCACCGTCAGAGTACGTTCCTAGGGGCCTAGTGTCAAGCCCTAGCGCCGGCCGTACACAAAGGGACCCCAAAGCAGGGAGCCGGGGTTCTCAGGCCCTATGGATTCATACCAACGGCACCAGCGGCCTTTGAGGGCCACCCCGCCCACGTCAAAACTCCGATCAAGCTCCCACGGCCCCGACCACCGAAGAAAGCCGGGCGGCTTAGTCGTCATATGTCCATGACTCCGAGCTAGGTATAGGGTTTATATGAGGTCCCGCGTGTCCTTCCTCAAGAAAACAGATTTTCGCCCCGAGCCCCGACCCGCAACGTTGAAAAGTGGTTCGAACGGCTTTGTTCGGGTCATGGGGCGTCCTTTTGACCAGCTCGTACCCGGCCTCACGTAGCTCCCTCAGCACTCGCTCGTGTTCTTCGATGCGCGAGCGTGCCGGTTGCCAGGTGTCCATGGATTCAGGGAGCACCATGACCCACCTTCGGCCCTTCTACCGGCCACAACATGACCAGCCCTCCGTAACTCCAGCGGTGCTGGAACTTGTGACCCGGTTCGAGTTCGCACTTCCTTTGACGTGGCATTGAGGCACTCGGCCCTGCGTAGAACGGTGCCGAATCTCCGCAGACTGGAACATCAGACATCATGAACCGCGTCTCGCCGTCCCAATAATCGGCCCATTCACCCATCAGAACGCCTCAGCCATCCATCCTCGTCCAGGTGCCAGGTTCCTAGCTCGTCAATGAGAACGTAGGAGGCACGATCGACCCAGTAGGCGGATTCTGGTGGGCTGATCGGAATACGGGTTCCCTTTGCGGTGACAAAGCCCCGGATTTGCATCTTCCCCTCATGCATCTAACCCCCTAGTGTAGACCGCTAATCCTGACCACCGACCCGTTCCACCTCACTGAAACGATGGGCTGCGCTGAAATGAAACTCACCAGTTCAGTTGGCCCTGGGGGATCGACGGCGACCCATGGCCTTCGCTCACAATCTCAACGAATGGCCACTGACAGGCTCTCTCGGTCGCTTCCTCGGGTGAGTCCGAGATACAAGCGCCGGCCCGTACTCGCTCCAAGTCCTTTGGCGTGTCCACTGTCAGCCGTTGGCTGATGTTGACAATCCGCCATGATGAGGTTTCACGCGGTCGGTGGATGTCGAGCCAGCTCGTGACGTGCTCGCGGTCGGGATGCTTCCTGCTCAGTGCCTCGTGGCCCCATTGCAACACGTCCGAGCGCACCACTTCGACATCGAGTCCGTTCGGGTATGAGCGGATCAGGGTGTTCGTGGTGTAGTCCGCGTTCTCGCGTAGGTGTACCTCCACGAACTGCCTGACCATCTCGGGTTGGGTCAGTGGGCAGTCCGCGGTGATCCTGACTACGTGATCGGCTTTCACCGCGTCGATGGCCTTCACGTAGCGGGCGAGCACGTCGTCCTCTGGCCCCTTGACCACATAGGCTCCGCAGTCCCAGTCCACGACTGCTTGAGCGATCTCCTCGTCGGGTGTCGCTACGCAGATGGGCAGGTCAGCCGCTTGGAGGTTGTCGATCAGGTACTTGAGCATCGGCATGCCGTTGAGGTCCGCTAGCACCTTTCGCGGGAACCGCTCGGAGTTCAGCCTCGCCTGGACGATGACCCAGACGCTCACTTGATTGTCCGTCCACGCGCCGCCCAACACTCATCGTTGGCCGGCGTCTTTCGGCCTGAGCCCAGTGCCGCTTTGGCGTCACGGATGCCTCTGACCATCTCGTACAGCTCGTCGGGCTCCAGTGCGTAGGAGTGATCTGGTCCTGTTTGTGATCTGTCCAGCGTGAAGTGCTTCTCGATGACCGAAGCTCCGATGGTGGCCGCTGCGATAGGCACCGCGATGCCCTCTGTGTGGTCGCTGAGGCCAACGTGGTAGCCGAATGCCTGTCGCATGGTGCTCATCGCTCTCAGGTTCATCTGGGCCGGTTTGGCGGGATAGGTGCTCACGCAGTGCAGCAGGACTATCTCGATGCCTCGGTCGGTCTCGTCCAGTACCCGTATGGCGTGGTCCACGTCGGCCAGGGTGGACATTCCGGTCGAGAGGTAGATCTTCTTTCTCTTCTTGGCGACGTGTCTCAGCAGTTCGTCGTCCACCAACTCCGGGGAGGCGATCTTGAAGGCGTCCACGCCGCATTTGTCCAAGTAGTCCACCGCCTCTGTGGAGAACGGCGTGCAGAGGAAGTCGATGCCCAGTTCCCAGGAGTTCTCGATCAACGCCGGCACCCATTCGGTGGGCAGCGCGTGGTCCCCGGCTCCGTCGTAGAAATCCGGCGCGAACAGTTGGAACTTCACGCAATCGGTCCCGGCCTCCTTCGCCACCCGTTGCATCTCCTTGGCCGTGTCCAGGTCTCTCTGGAAGTTCGACCCGGCTTCTGCGATGAGATAGGGCTGGGGCACTAATCTGGCCCGAGGGTTGGGTTCGGCGGGGCGTCGGGGTCGCGGGATACGTCGGCGCGAGATTGTGCGGTGCTACATGGACACGCGCAGGTCCACCCACCGAGCAGGCCAAGGGTCGTCTGGCCGCGCGTCTGGCCGGGATGGTGCATCGGCTCGCCACCGATGAACGGGTCCGGCTGACACGATGAGCAGATCACCGACGGTGAACTGTGCGAGCTTTGCCTGCGATCTTGATATTTCCGTAGCCACCTGTCCGCTTGGACCCCATCCATAGCCAGCAGCCCGTAGCCTCGTCCCGGACAACCTTGTTCCACAGTCGGATCATCGCTTCTCCGCCTCGCAAATAAGCCATCCGACCTCCACCGAGCGGTTGCGGTAGGTCTTGGACACTTCCTCAACACTGACGTTGCAGAACCCCATCAGAACCAGTGCCGATTCCAACTCATCAGCCTCCGCTTGGACGTAGGTGCCGAGGCCGGGGAAGATGGCTTGAAGGTCAGCAGTGGAATCCGACGAGAAATGCTGGCTGAAAAAGTGCCCTCCGGGCTGGAGAACTCGTAGGCATTCCTCCAGTCCTCGGTGATGGTCCACCCATGAGGTGTGCTGGAGACACTGGACATCTGCGACGGCTCTGACTCCACCCGCTCGTAGAGGGAGTCGGCGGCAGTCTCCGACAAACGTGACAGCCTGTGGAGCGACCAAATTGTCCAATGCGCTAGGCGATAGGTCGCATCCGAGAGCAAGTCGCGACGGGGGAACAGCTCGGAGGTTCGCCCCTGATCCGCAGCCGATCTCAAGAAGGGGGCCGTCATCGGGGAGCCTCGACAGCCAGCTCAGAAAGTGTTCGTTCGGCCATTGGCGCATGGACGTAGAGCGAGTCGCCCACACGCTCTCCCAGGTTGACGAGTCGTCCACCGAACCCCCGCTTGAAAGTGTCGATCCCCGGTGTGTGTCCCTCGCCGGTCTCCAGCCAGTTGTAGCCCCACGAGTGCAGGCGCTTGATCGCCTCCCACATCAGCACATGGCCGGCCGATGAGGAGCGGGGCAGGTCGGGCTCGCTGGCCCCGCTCATGTAGTAGGCCCCGTCCTGGTAACGGATGAAGAACCCCCAACACAGCGGTCGGACTAGGTCCGAGCCGTAAGAGGCCAGGCACAGGCCATTGTCTTGTCTGATCCAGTGGTCCATGCACTCCCAGGTGCTCAGCGGCCTGGTGATGCGGCCTGCGGCCCGTTCGTGACAGGCCCGCATCCACGCGGTGTTGGTGAACTCCACCACCCGGTGGGACCAGAGGCCGTGCTGCACCGCGGCGCGGTGGCCCTTGGAGAGGTTCTCCCGCAACTGGCTCAACTCCGGTCGCAGGTCGATCACGTAGGAGGGGCCGGCCACCGGGTCCAGAGGTTCATCGGACGATCCTCCGCGTGCTCGTTGGTACGCCAGCCACTCGGGGGTTCCCCACCACCAGTCAGGCAAGTTCTTCAACGATCAGACGCTTGAGCGAGGCCATCTTCGAGTCCTGACGCTGGATCGGCTCGAACAAAGCCACGATCCACCAGCGGTCCCCGCTCCACCCGACCGGGTTGGTGGTGGCGTGGAAGCCGTGGGCACAGATCCTGAGCGGGCCGTCGATCTCTTGCAACAGTCCCGCACGCACGGCTCCGCCGTTACCACCGTTGACCGGCTTGCCCTTTGCATCGGATCGCCAAATGCCGAGTTCGACCTTGGCCCCGTTCGCAGTGTGTTTCTTCACGGTGGGATGATCGGTGAAGGCCTCAGTCATCAGGTACCCGTCCCCGTACCCGTACCCGTACCCGTCCCCGTCCCCGTACCCGTACCCGTCCCCGTACCCGTACCCGTACCCGTACCCGTCCCCGTACCCGGACCCGTACCCGGACCCGTACCCGTACCCGTACCCGTACCCGTCCCCGTACCCGTACCCGTACCCGTACCCGGACCCGTACCCGTCCCCGTACCCGTACCCGTACCCGTACCCGTACCCGAACCCGGACCGCTCAGCCGTGTCTACTGCCACGGCCTCGCCCGCCATGCTGCCTCCGCAACAGTGGTCGCATCCATCACGGCGGTCACACCCTGGAGGGTGATCTTCGGCACCGCGGGGGTAACCCGGCACGACTTCGAGGGGCCTGACGAGGCTAGACCCAGCACGCCGTTCACGTCGGCCGACCAGTAGACGCACATCTGGACATCGGTGAGGGTCACCACCTTGGAGGCCGCGTCCTCGCCGTTCAGATGGCCGAAGAACACTCCGCGGTGCTCAGTGGTCACCACCACGGGCCGCTTCTTGGTCTTTGGAGCTGTCACTTGGTCCTTTCCTGCTTCATCGGGATTCGCCGTACATGGCTCGGAGGGGCGAAGAACGTCCGTGTCCCCCGCTCCCGCAGGTCGATGGTCTGTTCCTCGTCCCAGAGACCTCTCATGATCCATCCGGCCACCAGTCCGATGCCCAGGGTGATGGTGGCGGGCAGGAGCACGAGGATGAGCATGTGGTGATTGAACCACAGAGGAAATCCTGTTACAACTGCTTCCATGGAAACACGGGCGATGACCTTCCGGGTTCCCCTGGACCTCTACGAGCAGGCCAAGCAGCTCTCCGAGGAAGCCGACCGCTCGATGGGGGCCACGCTCAGGCTCGCCCTTCGCAAGTACCTGGAGAACGGCAAGTGAACGGCCCCTCCAAGTCCAACGATCCCGACCTGTGGAACGGGGAGAAGGCCGCGCCGACGTCCCAGCGAGTTCGGAATCTGGAGCACGTCAAGAACCTCCGAGAAGTGCTACGCGGACAACGGCAGTCCAATCCGACAGACCCCTGGGCCGGGTGGGAACCCGGACAGGCTTGAGAGCGGCTGGTGAGCGTGCACGTCCTGTCATGGGTGTTCCAACACTCCGAGGCCGAGGCGAGCGAGAGGCTGGTGCTTCTCGTGCTGGCAAATTTTGCCGACGACAAGGGCCTGTCGTGGCCGGGCATCCCTCGCATCGCTCGTGAGGCTCGACTATCCGAGCGCCAAGTCCAACGGTGCCTCAGAAATCTTGAGAAGGCCGGATCCATCGTGACCCACGTCAACGGGGCACCGGACAACCGTCAACCAGACAACCGCAGGACCAATGCCTACCGCATTGTCCACAGGGGTGACACTAGCGACACCTCAGAGCCTTTAGGGGTGACACCCACGACGTTTAGGGGTGACATGCGAGGGGGGTCAGGGGTGACACCCACGTCACCCAAACCGTCATTGAACCGTCATGAACCGCGCCGACTCCACCCGGATGCTCAGTCCGCCCTGGATGCAGACCTAGCTTTTTTGGATTCTCAACTACAGAAAGAGGCGGGTTGGGAGTGAAGATTCTTCTCACCGGAGGAACCGGATCATTCGGCAAGGCACTCATCCGAGCGGTGGGTCAACAGCACACAATCCGCGTGTACTCGCGCGGTGAACTACTCCAAGCGGACGCCTCCGAAGAATTCACCGACGAGGCGGGCTACGACTGCCACTTCATGATCGGTGATGTGCGGGACCGGGACCGACTGATCAGAGCGGCTCGCGGAGTTGACGTGATCATCCACGCCGCGGCCATGAAGCGCATCGAAAAGTGCGAGTACGACCCCTGGGAAGCGGTCCAGACCAACGTGGGGGGAGCCCAGAACGTCATCGACGCCGCCTACGCCTGGGACGTGCCCCGAGTGGTGGCACTCAGTACCGACAAGGCGGTCCACCCCGTGAACCTCTATGGGGCCACCAAGCTGTGCGCTGAGAAGATCATCCGCAACGCCGGCCACACCGTGGTCCGTTACGGCAACGTCATGGGCAGCCGGGGCTCGGTGGTCCATGCGTTCAGGAGCCAGGCACCGCACGGCTTCCTCAAGATCACCGACCCCCGCATGACCCGCTTCTGCATGACGATGGACGAGGCTGTCCAAGCCGTGTGGCACACCGTGACCTCAGGAGGCACCTACGAGGGCACCACCGCCCCTGGGCTCGTCGTCCCCCGGCTTCCCTCCATGCGGGTCGCAGAACTCACCACAGCCATGTATCCGGGCCTTCCTGTGAAGGTCACCGGCATCCGCCAGGGCGAGAAGCTCCACGAGATGTTGCTGACGCCCGAGGAGGGCGGTCCCTACACCTCCGACAACAACGACCGCTGGTACACCGTGGACGAACTGCGGGAGCTGGTGGCCAATGTCTGACGAACCCCTCAACCCTCACCAGATCGAGACACAGATCAGGAGAATCCTCAACGCCTTGGAAGCCGACATCGACCAACTCCGGTTCCTGGGCAAGGAGTCGGCCGAGGCCGAGGCGGCCTACAAGTACCGCCGCGCGGTGGAACGAACCAAGTCCCGCCACGCCGGGGCCAACGTGGGCGACGCCGATGACGCCGCCGACCTGGCGGCGAACGAGGAGTTCCGTCTTTTCAAGATGGCGGCGGCATCCCACCTGGCCCAGCGTGAGGCGGTAGGGGCACACCAGTCCCAGCTCGTCGCCCTGCAATCGCTTTACAAGCAGCTTCGGAGCGTGGTGTGATCGTGTCTGCCTGGTACTCCAATCCTGGGCACGACAGGCCCCCTGTTTCATCGGGACGGGGGGTCTTGTCGTTGTCACACCGTGGCTGTACGTTCAGTTCAGATTGGAGGCGGCGATGACCGAGGAAGTCTCACTCGCTGAGAAGTTGGCTTGGGAGTACGACCCTGCTCGGTTGAGTGACGCTGACCTCGACCGCTTCTTCGCCAAGGTCCAGATCAAACCCGGATGCTGGGAGTGGTTGGCGTATCGTGCTGACGGCTACGGCCGATTCAAGTGGCAGGGCTGGCAACGGCAGGCCCACCGCATCTCCTACATGTTTTACAAGGGTGCGATCCCGCCGAACGTGGAGATGGATCATCTCTGCCGGAACCGCGGGTGCGTCAACCCTAACCATCTGGAGGTTGTGACCCAGGCCGAGAACTGGCGACGGGGCCAGACCCCATCCCGGCTGAACCAACTCAAGACCCATTGCCCGCAGGGCCACCCCTACGACGAGGCCAATACCTACTACCCGCCTATCCGACCGAACAGACCGAAGCCGTGCCGGATGTGCAAGTTCTGTATGCGGGCCAGATTCCGTGCCTACTACGACGCCAATCTCAGGCGGCCTCGCCAATGAGCGAAAAGGACTACACGCTTGCCGAGAAATTGGAATGGCCGTTCCCGCCCGAGATGGTGGAACTGGTCGACAAGGGCTACGGCAAGTTCTCCTACGTGCCGGTCTCCGAAGTGATCGTGAGACTGAACAAGGTCCTCGGAGTGGGGAACTGGGGCATGACGGTGGACTCCCTGGAACCCCTCGACGGGTGGCTCATCTGCCGTGTGACGCTTCGCGTGTTCTTCAAGGGTGAATGGGTGCTCTACGGGGCCGCTGGCGGCCACAAGATCGAGAAGGACACGGGTGACACCGCCAAGTCCGCGGTGAGCGACGCCTTCAAGAAGGCGGCCAGCCTCCTCGGGATCGGGCTTTACTTGAGTCGCACCCCCGAAGCCCTGGCCTACGAGCGGGAACGCAAGCAACGATTGGAGAGCCATGACAACGAATCCGAGTGACACCGCGAGAGCAACGGTCATCACCGTCGATCTTCCAGATGGAGGCCAGTGCAACATCTGGGTCTGGACCGATGACCCCGCGGCGCACATCGTGGAAGCGTCCTACCGCCCGGACAGGGATGGGGGCACCCCTTGGGGTCCACCCCTCAACGTCCTGGTGGAGCACCAGGGGTGAGTAAGCCGGCGACAAGTTTCCTCGTGGTGTGGGTCACGCTCTGTCTCATTGGGGTGGGGCTGGCCTGGACGTTGCAGACTCAACACAAGCTCGACCATGTGGACCACCGGCTCAAGGGCCAGAACTGCATCGTGGTGGGCCAGTGAACGTGGAGAGCCTCGAACAGCGACACCACGGAGGAGCGCAGGTCTCTACCCTCTACCTCCCCAACGGATCGAAGGCGGTGACGGCCAGTTGGCGACTGACAGGATCAATGGCCCGTGAGGTGTACGCGCTGTGGACGGCTGATCTTCCGGTGCATGGACTGGGACGGGACCACGATCACCCTGACCACCCAGCAGGTCACCTGCGACGACCTGGGCAACCATGTGACGGTGGCGAGTGAGCCACCTGATCTGGCACTTCATCCCTGAGCGCACCACCAAGGTCACCTGGGTGTTCACCGACTGCGACGAGGTATTGGCCATTCTGAGGGGCACATGAGGTCCAATCAGTTCGACCTCAGGCAACGGGCCGAGAAGGTGATCCCCCTCGGCTGCAACACCCTGTCCAAGAGCCCGAACCAGTGGGCCTACAACGCCCCGACCTATCTGGTGGCCGGCTACGGCCCCAAGGTCCAAGACGCTGACGGCAAGTGGTGGCTGGACGCCACGATGGGCCTGGGGGCGGTGATCCTGGGCCACGGTGAGTTGATCATCGGACGGGCGATGGCGTTCCCGCTCTCCACCGTCGGTTCACCCTTGGAGGTCGACGTGGCCGAGCTGCTCTGCGAGATGGGGGGCCACGACAAGGTCCGACTCGGCAAGACGGGATCCGACGCGGTGGCGGCTGCGGTCCGCTGTGCCCGTATCGCCACCGGCAAGAACTCGGCGCTGGTCGACGACGGCTACCACGGCTGGCACGACTGGTTCGCAGCCACCACCGAGCGCAACAGAGGGATTGGGCCACAGGCCACGGTGAAGTTCGGTGAGAACCGCCAAGGCTTGGACGAATCTGGCTGGCTCAAGCCCGAAAAGTGGGGCCATCTGGCGGCGGTCGTGGTTGAGCCTGATCGTCACTCCGAACAGGACTTGAAGGTCATGCGGGGCCTGTGCGACTACTCCGACATCTACCTGATCTTCGACGAGGTGATCACCGGATTCCGCTATCCCCACCCCTGGCCGGTCAAGCCCGACCTCACCTGCTACGGAAAGACACTGGCCAACGGCATGGCCGTGTCCGCGGTATGCGGCTCAGATGAGGCCATGCGGCCCTTCGAGCACGGATTCTGGTCCACCACCCACGCCAACGAGAATGTCAGCCTGGCAGCCGCACAGGCCACTCTCAGGCGATTGCAGGACGGCACCCTGTCCAAGGAGATCAACGCCAAGGGCGAGCACCTGATGGAGTGCTTGGCGGACCTGGGATACAACCATCACGGCTACGGAGCACGCATCGTCGTCGACTTCGACTCCACCGAGCACAAGACCGCAACCCTCGAATGCCTCGCGGACCGAGGAATCCTGTGCAACGGGAACATCTTCCTCTCCGCGGCTCATTCAGACGTCGACGTAGCGGAGATCGCGGCGGCATTCAGTCATGCAACGGCATGGGGACCGCCACGGGGCCGGCTCGTCCAAGCCGTGTACCGGTCCGCATGAATCGGGCGGGAAGCGATGACACCTGATTCCGACGAAAGGGACGCGTGATGCTCACAGAACTGGTTGCCATTCGGCGGGCGCTGGCCGATATCGACGCCTCCGACAAGGAGGAGGTCGGCTCGGTGCTCGACCGGGTCACATGCGATCTCGATGACCTGATCGCCGCGGAGGAAGCGGCCGAGGCGGAGCCGGTCACGCAGTTGGTCGACCCCGACAACTCGCTCGACTTCACCTCCATCCGCTGGCTCATCGAGCACAAGGCGTGTACGGGCTTCCAGCAGTGTTGGGAGGCGTGTCTGCCCGGCATCCGTGACCACATCATCGCCACCTGGGGGAGCGATCCGTGGCCCCGATGAAGCTCTGCGACTACTGCCACAACGGCGCACCGGCCACCCACCGGGTCCGCTGGACTCGGTTCGGCGGGGTGCTGGTGACCAAGCACGTCTGCGACTACCACGCCTCGACGGTTGGCGGTCAGCGAGGCGTCGAACTGTCGCCGGTAGTGGTCGGCCGGGCGGGAGGTAGCGGGTCGTGACTGCTGCTGAGCGGGCTCAGGTTCTACGTGACGTTGCGGATGAGCTTGATCGTCACCACGCCGATTTCTCCGCCATCGTCGGCGACTTGGACGACTACGACGACGGGCGGCGTTCGGCCGAGGAAACGCTTGCCGCCATCCGAATCATCGTCGGCGTGTCGTGGTGGGACCGTTCCCGTCACTGCCCAACGGCGGGCGGGAGAGGTTGACTCTTGCGACGGCACCTATCTCGCGTTCGGCCCGGACACGAACCTGCCCAAACTCCTCGGCTGGACGAACACGCTGTGGGCGTCGTGAGGGCGGAGGTGTCGTGACGATGCAACCCGAAGCGACCCCTGATAGCGACGTTCGGTCCTTCACAGAGTTGGCCGAAGCCGTCGAGCGCACGCCCGATGGGTTCCGCCTCCATCTGTCCCCGATGGAATACCTGCACGTCATCCAGCAGGTGCAGAGCGTCAACGTCCACGGCGACGTGTGGAGCTTCGACATGCGAAATGCCTTAGCCGGGCGATTCGATGAGTTCTCGTGGCACGCCACAAAGACACCGGCCGTCGAGGTCGTCGTTGATTTCAAGCCACGGGCGGAGGACTGATGGCTGCGACCAGCGCGGAGATCGTGGTCAAGGCAACCGAGGTGCCAGAGATGCGGGCGCTGTTCCGTGCCGCGCATGTCCTGCTGGTCCGTCGCCTCAAGGGCGAGTTGGACACCAAGGAAGGGCTGATCGCGTGGAACGAACTCATCACCGCTCACGATGCGATCGCCGAGGGGCGGGATCAGTCGGTGACCAAGACGAGGAGAAGTGATGCCTGAAACCACACAACCGGTGATCCCACTGCGGTCCTTCGGCGGCCCGTGGTCGGGGTCGAACAACGACAACGACAAGGACGAGGTTCACGTCATGCGCGACCACATCTGGATCGGCACGCGCCGCGGGGGCATGTCGATCCACGGGCGCAAGACGATGCGGGCGCTCGCCGACGCCATCTACGAGGTGCTGGGCGACGGATGACCAAGCAAGCGGTTCTGTCAGCGGCTGAGATCGAGCGCCTCGGCCCCGATCGGCTCTGCGAGAAATGCAAGGTGCGCGAGCACCACTGGTTCACCGATGAGGGCTACCTATGCAACCCATGCACCGAGGAGTTCCGAAAGCAGCGGCGCGGGGATGAGCTGGCCGACCGGATCGAGGTCTACCGCAAGGCGCTGATGGTGAGCCACGCCGACCGCTGGTCGATGGACGACATCGCCGAGGCGGCCCACATCTGCGCTCGGGCCTGGCCGGCGCGGGGCGGCAGGCGATTGACGAGGTCGAAGCCGCGAGGGGCGGCACACATGACGGACGGAGGTAGCTAGATGGGGGAGCCGATGGATCGGGGTCCGGCCTCGGAGTACGAGGTCATCTGACGTGATGAAGGACGAGGGCGTCGACCTCGGCGCACTCGGGCTGACCGGCTTTCAGTGGGGTTGGGCCGTCAACGCCGCTCGCTACGCCCTGAGTGAACTCCCCGTGGCGAATCCAGCGATCCTGTGACCGCACCATCCCGTCCCGACGCATCCCGCGATCCCGACGCCCCCACGAACCCCAGCGTCGGGGCCGATTCTTAGGTGGACGTCCCGCACACCTTGTTGATGTGGGCCTTGAGCCTCGCTTCCATCTCGGTCATGGCCTGCTTGAGGAATCCCTGGTCCTCGTAGGCCCACTTGCCATTGTTCTGGTCAACGAACGTCTGAGCCTCTGGGGTGAGCATGGCGAGGTCATCTCCTTCCGCCCACGCCGGGGCGGCCTTGAGGTGGTCGTGCATGGACTGGCCGTTGCCGGTGGGTCCGTTGGCCCACCAGCCGATTTCCAGCCAGCCGGGCAATCCTGATGCGTTGCCACCGGGCGTCTGGAGTGCGTGAGCGATCACCTGGCCCTGGGTGACGCGAGTGCCGCTCGGAAGGTCCGACGTGTTGTGGCCGTAGTAGACGGCCGGGTTGCCGTCGATGGCCGGTTCCAGGGCCAGGATCGGGTAGTGCTTGCCGAACCCGTTGGGGTCGTTGGCATAGGTGATCGTCCCGTTGGCCACCGCGAGGATGGGAGTCCCCACCGGCACCTGGAGATCCTGGCCGGCATCCACTCGCCGCCACTGGCCGTCGTTGCGGAAGGGGTAGGGCCAGATCAGTCCCACTGCTCGAACACCTCGTTCAGGTCGCCTACCACCCGCGCGATGTCGGAGAGTCGGAAGCTCACGATCCCCTCTGAGCCAAAGCCGGGAGGCATGGCGATGTGGACGAAGGGCCGGGTGTCCCCGATGGCACGAGAAGCCTCCGATTGGCGCTCTGCCGCGAGGAACCGGGTGGCGATGGGGTTCGTGTCGTTCGCCCCGCTCTTGACCTCACAGCGCACGGCACCCTGCCATGCCTCCTCGTTCGAGTTCTGGGAGGAGAAGCGGGGGTTCGGGACCTTCATCAGCTTGCGGGCGGTCCTTTGCTTCTTCATCCCACGAGCCCTGCTTCTGCGGCCGACACAGGGCTTGCAGTCACAGCCTCTCAGGTGCTTGTCCCTCCGGGTGTCCGCCAGTTGATCGTCCTTGGTGAGCGGGGTGACCTCCATCACGCCTCCAGCAGTTCGCTCAGGTCACACCAGCCCTGCAAGGCCGGTGGGTCGCACTTGAGATAGCTCGCCAGTGCCGACAGGTCACTCCCGACCAGTTCGAGATGGCCCTTCATGTACTTGGCCAGTTTGGTGGGGTGGACCCCCGCCTGGTTGGCCACCACGTAGGCCGGGAGGTCGGTGTTCATCACCCGGAGCCTGAGTCTGGTCACTGCCGCCATACGCTCCCGTCCTCGTTGATCCGGGTCGAGCCCTGTTCGCCAGCCCGCCACCGCCTGCCACAAGCCTTGCAGTCCCACTTGTCGTCCAGATGCAGGTCCCGCGGCTCACGGCAGTTGTGGTTCATCGTAGGACCACGTTGGCCGGGAAGTTGGGTTGCACCTTGCGGGCCATCTTGTAGATGGCCTCCAATGTTGCCGGGGGGATCATCTTGCCCTGGAAGGGGACCACGTTGAAGCCCTTCACCTTGGAGAAGTCCCCGGACTTCATGGCCTTGGAGACCTCCTGCTGGGAGATCCGCAGCTCGTTGATCTGCCCCTTGGTCCGAAGCTCGGGGACCGACACGTCCTTGGGCAGCCAGGGGAAGTGGAGGTAGCGAGCGAGCGTGGAGGCATAGGCCTTGGGGTCCTGCGCCTTGAGCCGGCGCATGGAGTCGCTCCAGCCCAGCAGTGCTTCCACCCCCTGGGTCTGGGGGATGACCGCCTCGCCCAGGGCCTGGAAGAAGTTGGACCCCTTGGTGATCACCTTGCCGGTGTTGGGGTCGATGGTGAGTTCGGGGTACAGCTCGGCCGAGTCGGTGATGGGGTTGTAGCCCTTGGACTGGAACACCGCCTGGGCCGCCGGGTTGAGCCCCGAGATGAGCCCGGCCAGTGACAGGTTGCGGCCCAGGTCCCGGAACGGGTTGAACGAGCGGATGTCGAACGCCTGCTTCCCCGAGAAGAACAACTGGCTGAGGTCGCGGGGCAGGCCCGACTTCTCGTCTTGGAACTCGGCCTGGGAGAGGTTGGCGAACACCGCGGCCCGGAGTGGATGGTCGGCCGGGAACTTGAAGGCGTAGCGAATCAGATGCTGGGTCCATGACCCGAACGGCACGTAGGACTTGAAGATGGCCCGCTCGATGGGGGAGCGGCCGGCGTGGTCCGCGAAGTGCTTGGAGACCTCGTACAGCGCCCGCTCGGGATCCAGGCCCCGCTTGGTCTGGGACACGTAGTCGAGCGTCTTGTACCACTGGGTAACGTGCTCGTCGAAGTGCTGGACCGCCTCGTTGAGCCGCTGGAGGGGGTGGAGGGCCTTGCTCACCGACTCGGAGTAGAGCCGGGCGGCGGTGCGGTTGGCGGTCCCGAAGGTCAGCGCCTCCTCCTGGGGCAGCATGGAGGCTTCCTGGGTGAAGCGAGTGGGGACCTTCCCCTCCTTGATCATCTTGCGGGCGTCCCCGATGGAGGAGAGCACCGCCGGCAGATCGGTCATCGCCATGCCGAACATCACCCCGCCCGAGGCGATGATGTGGACGGTGTGCTGGGGACTGAGGCCGGTCACCGCGAAGCGGAAGCCCCTGGTGGCCTTGTCGAACCCCGCCTTGATATTGGTGGCCGGCTCCAGCGACGGGGCCAGCTTGTCGATGTTGGTGGCCAGGGAGCGGGGGATCAGCACGTTGTCCTTGGCGAACACGTTCCGCACCGAGGTGGGCGAGTAGCGGGACGGGGACTCCCACTCCTGGCGCACCTGGGCCAAGATGTCGGCCACCGGGCGCTCGGGGTCCCGCTTGCGGAGGTCGTCCACCAACTGGCTCTGGGTCTTGCCGAAGTTCTCCAGGATGCCCGGCTGGTGGCCGTCCGGGGCGTCCCACCCGTGCCAGGCGTCGTGCCACTGCTGGTTGACGAACACCTCGGCCTGCTGGTGGGTCAGGCTCAGGGCGACGTTGGACACCTCCTCGGAGTTCGCCAGGTGCTTTTCCTTGAACGAGGAGATGGCGGGCTCGGCCCGCTTGCCGATCTGGGGGTAGCGGAGCTGGCGCACCTGGGACTCGGTGACGGTGTGAACGTAGGAGGGGTTCCACCCCTGCGCCTTCCACTTCTCGATCTGGGCCACGGCGTCACGCTCGACCCGCCGCAGTTCCTTGGTCGGGAAGATGGGGGCACCGTCCTCGAAGGCCCCGCCGTAGTAGCGGTTGGTGATCTCCCCCACCGCGCCAGCGAGGCGCTTGGGGTCGTTCGAGTAGTAGTCCTGCGCCCACTTCTCGGCCAGGTTGTGGAACTCGTCGGTGACGTTGGGGTGCCAGCGGGCAGGAGGCACCTGCTCCATGAACTTCTGGAACTGGCGCTCCTTGCGTGAGGTTCGCTTGGCCAACTGGTCCTGGGTGACCTTGGCCTTGTTGAATCGTTCCTCGGCGTCGTTGAGCGACTGGCGGGCCTTCACGTACTCGGCCATCTGGGGTCTGACCGCCGACATCTCCTCGGCCAGGTCGAAGCGTCCCGCCCTGCGGAACAGCGAGCCCGCCCGGCGGTAGTCCTCGTTGCGGATGGCGTCGGCGGCCCCGGCGAGGCGGGACTTGAACCCGACACTCGCCATCTCGGCCTCCGCCTCGGGCTTGATCTCCTCGGTGATCTTCGCCAGGTCGGGGACCTTGATCTCGTCCAGCCTCGCCCGAGCGTCGGCCAGGTTCCTGGCTCTGGTGGCCAGGGTCTCGGTGTTGACCGCCAGCTTGTCCTTGGCCGCTCCCACCGCGGCGTAGGCACGGGCCGGGAGGGAGCGCACCGGGTACACCTCGGTCACCCCTCCCGCGGTCGGGAGATGCACGAAGTGCTCCGGGTCCTTCGACAGGGACTCCTCCAGGGCGTCGTAGCGGGTCTTGGCCTCTGCGAAGCCGGGGACTTTGGCCTCCATGCGCTTGAGGACGTTGGGGTCACCCGACTTCATCGCCCTGGTCACCTCGGCCATGAGCTTGGGGTCCTCGATCTTGCCGAACAGCTCGTTCGAGGACTGCCACAGCTCGGATACCTTGTTGTGGGCCAGCTTGCGGGCATCGGAGAACTTCCGCCACTGCTCCCGGTAGGCCGGGCTGATGCCCAACTGGTCCATGACCTTGCCCGCCGACTGGGCCACCGCGGTCTCCTTGAGCGCCGCCTTGGCCGCCTCGGTCAGGCCCGCCTCCCCCGCTGCGGGCAGCAGGTTGACCAGGGCGATGCCGGGGTGCTGGCTGATCTGCTTGCGTCCCTCGGGCGTGAGCGCCTGACCCGCCACCCCACCGGCAAGGACACCAGCCCCGGCCTTCATCACCGCTCCCCTGAGACCGGCCGTGACCGCCTCGCCGCCGGGGATCAGGAAGCTCCCGGCGATCAGTGCCTCCTGCAACCCCGGAGCGGTGGCGATTTCCTGTAATCCCTCACCGATGTGGCCGTGTCCTATGTCGGAGGCACCCTTGGCGATCTGACCGGGCATCTCACCGATGTGGGCCACGTCATGCGCCACGGTCTTGGGCAGGGTGATGATGCCCTTGCCGATCTCGCCCACGTCCTTCACCGCGCGACCGATCAGGCCCATGGGGTTCCAGTTGGGCTTGGTGCTCACCGGGTGCAGGGCCGGCTGCTGGGTGAAGTTGGACAGTGCCCCCAGGGCGAACTCCTGGTCCGTCAGGCCTTGGCCGCCGCCCTGGAGGCTCTTGATGTCCTGCTGGAACAGCGGAGCCAGCGTCTGGACCGGGATGCCCGCCGACTGCGCCTGCTGGACCCGGCTGTTCCACTTGTTGACGAAGCTCGGACCCAGTGGGTTGACCGGCACCTACTTCACCGGGGTGGTCGGTGCGACCCCGGCCGCCGCCATGAGGCCCGCCAGTCCCGAAGTGGGAGCGGCGCTGGTGGTCGTGCCTCCCCCGCCCCCGAGCATCCCGAGGATGGCCGCCGGGTTCTCGGCCGGGATCACGTTCTGCAACGTCTTGGCCTGGTTCTGGTAGGCGCTCGTGAGGTCCCCGTATGCGGCCCTGGATTGCGGTGAGAGGTACTTGGCGAAGTCGTGCGTCATCCCCGCCCCCAGGTTGGCGGTGGCCCCCATGGCGTCCAGGTAGGGCTTCTGGTAGCCGGTGATCGTCTGGAGCAGTTGCTGCATCTGCTGGGAGTTGATCTGGGAGGGGTGGGCCATCTTGTAGGCGACGTTGGACTGGAGACCCATCGGCTGGAGGGCCGCCATGATGTCGGCCGCCTTGAGGCCCTTCTTGTTGAGGTCGAAGCCCTCGGCTCCCAGTTGGCCCTTGATGTCTTGGAGGTTGACCCCGCTGGAGCCGAGCTGGTCGGAGTAGTTGGTCAGGAGTTGGGTCAACAGCTCCTCGCCCGACTGGGACGTGGCCGGGTCGACGGCCGCTCCCGAGGCGTCCTTGCCCCTCCCCAGGCCGAAGGCCGGGGCAAACGGGTCCCCGAAGGGGTTGGCGGGGAGCAGACGCTTGCCGAACCCTGCGATGTCCTCGCCGGTCTGGGACAGCCCAGACTTGGTGAAGTAGGGGTCCACGATCTGGTGGAAAAGGTTCTTCTTCTTGGCCATCAGTATCCGGGTCCTCCCCCGCGTTGGTCGGCCGGGGTCAGGACCGAGCCGGTGTTGGTTCCCGCTCCCTGGGTCGAGAGCAGTTGCTGGAGAAGCTGGGGGTTCTGGAGGATCGGGCCGAGGGAGTTCAACTGGTCCTGGCTCAGGGTCTGTCCGGTGGAGATGGCGTTGGCCACCTGCTGCATGATCGACTCGTCCACCCCGGTGGCGATGTTCTGCTGGGTGGCTTGCAGGCCGGTGGCGATCTGCTGACCCTGCACCCCGAGGCCCGCGAGCTGGGCGGCGAGGGAGTTGGCCTGCTGCTGGTGGCCCAACCCGGTCTGTTGCGCCCCGATCTTCATCTCCTCGCCCTGCACGCCGTACTGGGCCAGTTGGTTGGCCAACTGCTGGCCGATGTCGGTGAGCTGCTGGCCGTAACCCGAGGTGTTGACTGCCCCCCGCGCGGTGGCCGAGGAGGCCGCCCCCCGACGTTGCTGGGCCGCCGCCGCCTTGGATTGGTCCTCGCTCAGGCCGAGCCCCTTCAACTGCTGCTCCAGCAACTGCTTGTCCAGTCCTTGCTGCTGGCCGAGGATGCCCTGATCCTGGCCCAGGAGCCCCCTGTCGATCCCCAGTTGCTGCTGCTGGAGGCCCGCCGCGGTCTGGGCCTGGGTGATCTGGTCCTGGCCCCCCGCCGAGATGGTGCCGAGCAGGGCCTGGAGGATGCCCCCCTGGGCGGTGGCGTTGGCCCCCGCCAGCCCCGCACCGGGAGCGGCAATGCCCGCAGGCTGGTTGGCCGGAACCGGGGTGGCGGGCTTGGTGATCGTCGCGGTACCGGGTGAGTTGTCGATGGCCACTAGTCCCAGCCACCTCCTCCAGCCCCCACAAGCCACTGCGGGAGGATGTTCGTGCCGTAGCTAAACCAGCCCACGCCGTCGTGGAAGCGCCGGGTGCCGTCGATCATGGCCCCCAGGGTCTCCTCGTAAATCTGCTTCGCCTCCTGCCAGCGGGGGTCGGCGTCCTTGCGGAGCGCCATGTACTCGGCATAGTCCTCGATCAACGGCTCGTAGCCCTGAACCACCTCCACCACGGTGGCGTCGGCGCTGGTGCCCGTGATCGGTGCCGGTAGCCGGTAGTAGTAGATGTTCAGGATCCCGCTCGCGGAGGGGACCGGGTAGAGCTGCATGGTGAGGTTGGGGGGGAACCCCCAGGGGACGAAGAAGTTGGGGTAGGCGTAGCTGGTCGCTTGACGGCTGTTGCCGGTCACGTAGACCGAACCCCGGCGACGGGCAAAGAAGGACCCGTTGGTCGTGGTAGGGCACCAGACCGTTCCGGTGTACCTCTGCTCGGTCCGCTTCGGCAGCTTTCCGAGATGGGAGCGGGCCAACACCGACAATCTCTTGGTCCCGTCCTTCTGGTTGATCATGTTGATCGGCTCGCCAGCAAGTACGCAGGCAACCGACATCCGTTCCAGAGCCTCTTTGTGCGTCTGTATCGCGATGCTCCACGTCCCGTCCCGACTGTGGAGAGATCCGTCCCCCAGCATCGACACCTCGATGAACAACCGAAGCTGGGCAAGGGTCAGTGACCGAATGAAGTCCATGGTCGGGATCTTGCCTGGGGCAACCTCTAGGACTGGCGCTAGGTCGCGACGCTTGATCCAGAACTGGATACCACCGAAGGATTGGGGTGGATTGTTCTCCCGCCATTTGATGCCCATAGCCGTGAGGGCCGCACGAATCCGGTCGCAGTTTTCGGGGTGGACACTAGGAGATTGACTGATGTAGCCCCGAGGGGTCGGGGAGTCGATAGATCCCTCGGTCCAGAACCAGGCCACGATTTCCACAAGGGCATCTGAATACTTCGGGACCGTGGGTAGTTCAATGCACGGAGCCGCTCTAGGCACGTACTCTTCGGGCCGCAACTGCTCAGAAATACGCCACTCCCAAC